TTTCAATTATCCAGGAATATCTAAAGGTTTATATTGTAAAAGTCATCAAAAACCAGGTATGATAAATCTAAAAATTTTGAGATGTATTGAAGAAGGATGCCATTCTAAAGCAACTTTCAATTATTCTCAAATGAGTAAAGGATTATATTGCCAAAATCACCATAAAGCAGGAATGATAAATATAAAAGATGCCAATAAAATGTTACGTTTAATGCTAGTATAATAATTTGGAAGCGTCACTTACTAGGTGATATTTAGGAAATAACTTGAATAGTTGTTCATTATTTTTATTAGAGGGAACCGTGTACCATTTTTTTGCTTTCGGGTTCCATCTTGCTTTTAATTTTTTTGCTTCGTCTTTTCTTTCAAAAGGAACTTGTATGTATATATTATTATCAGTATATTCACAATTATCAATAGCTTTTCTTGCTAAAAGGTCTGCTTCTCTATTTCCTATAGAATGGATATCGGTGTTATTTGTATGTGCTATAATATGTTGCAATTGAATATTTTTATGTTCTGATAACAAATTGTATAATTCTTTAACTAATTCAACATTTTTTATAGGTTTATCGCTTATCCAATTGTTTTTATCCAACTTCTTACCATAACTAGTTCCACATAAAATTGCATATTTGGAATCTGTTGCAATAATAACAGGATTTGGTATATTTTTAGTAATCTTAATTGCTTCAATAATTGCTGTTAATTCTGCTATATTATTTGTTGCTTTCCCTATAATTTTTTCAGAGACATTTCTATCATCATTTTCTCCAAAATAAATACCATAACCTGCTTTAGCAAGAATAGGATTATGATTATTTGAACAAGCACCGTCTGTATAAACAAATGTGTAATTCATTTAACATATATATATTATCTTATATTTAATATTAAATAACAGATAATATAAAATGGTCAATAGTAATCTCTTCTGATTTACATTTTCAATTCGATAAAAATAAACAAGATGTTGATATCCGTTCTGATAAAGTAAATCAAGTTAAGAAAATACTTGAACTAAAAAATGAGCATAACATAGAAGTTGTAATCAGTGCTGGAGACTTAACTGAAAATGGAACTGATGGAATAATGTTGTGTCCTTGTGTCAACAATAATGGTAATGAAGACCAATTGTCTGGGTTAAAAGAAAAATGGGTAAAACCTTTAGAAAATGCTGGATTAGCAGTTCTTTTAGGTCTGGGAAATCACGACGAAGTTCATTATTTTCCATATTATCCCAAACCGGTTTTTAGATATATAGCAGATAGACACAACGCAACATATGATCTTCTTAATACATATAATAGTGGGTGTTATACATATTACAGAAACGGAATCTTGTTTTTATCTTTAGGTATTTATCCTAAAAATATCTCATACCTTAGACAAAATTTACCCTTGAATAGAAACGTTCCAATAATCATCTTCTATCATTACAATTCAATAGAAGATGAACCATATTCTGATTGGTGGAAGACTTCGGAAAAAATCGCATTTAAGGAAAGTATAGCAAGTTATAATGTTTTAGCGATAATAAATGGACATTGTCATCAAACATATATTAAAGAGTGGTTGGGATATAAAATGTTAAACGGAAGTGGTGGGGAATTATTATTATTAGAAATGAATGACATTAAATTAACAAATATAAAAATTATTGGAACTTGATAACCAGATATAAAAAATTGTCAAATAAGAAAAAAATGATTGGCATATCTTACCATAAGATATACAATATATGCCTACCTTATTCGAATGTCCGATATGCTTAGAAGAAAGCAGAACTGAGAATGTATCCTGCTTTGTATGTAATCAGGAGAGTTGTGTCAAGTGTTTCAAACGCTATGTTCTTGGGTCAGATAATGATACAGTTCATTGTATGGAACCCTCTTGTAATGCGGTATTCCCTAAATCTGTATTAGCAAACATGGTCCCAAAACATTGGCTAAACACTCACTTCAAAGAACATCAAAATAATATTCGGTTTAAAAAACAATCAATCTATTTTCCAGAAGCAATGGGGGAAGTAGATAGAAGGTCTCAAATTGCTCGTAAAGGCAAGGAGTTAAAAGCCCTTAGAAAAGAGTTGAATGAGAAGTATGCTGAAATAGACAAGATATACAAACCAAAAATCAAACATATCGAGGAAGAGATTAATAAACTGATACGCACTACCGCACCTAAAAAACATTTCTCTAAGCCTTGTTCCCTTGATAAGTGTAAAGGACTGCTTGATGAAAGTGGAACTTGTGGCATTTGTAATAAGAAAACATGCCAGAAATGCTTGGAATACATAGAAAACGAAGAAGAAGAACATACGTGTGATGAAGAAACCGTAAAAACAGCAGAACTTATCAAAAAAGAAACAAAAAACTGTCCGAGTTGTGGAGAAGGCATTTTCAAGATTAATGGTTGTGATCTCATGTATTGCACCTTATGTAATACTGCTTTCAGTTGGAAAACGGGTAAGATAGAAACCAAAAATATCCATAACCCACATTACTTTGAATATCTAAGGAGAAATGCCCCTAATGGAGAAATCCCAAGAGCACCCGGAGATGAAGTTGTTATTGATGGAAATGTCGATTGCTTGACTATGGACCAAATCTTAAGCCAACTTCGGCGAGTAACGTTCAATGTTCAATTCAAAGATAGGTTGTTTCAACTTATTCGGCTCAAGATGCATTGTCGTCATATCTACGACAATATTATGATAAGGTTAGATAATACCCTTGAGTTAAAGGAACTTAGGGTTCAATATTTGTTAGAATACATTACACAGGATGCTTTCAAAAAGAGGATAAGCACTATCTATAAAAGGACCGATATGTTAGAGGAGTCGCACATGCTTATTCAAAGCATTGAGTTAGTATCAGAAACCATCATTAAAAAGTATGCGAAAATCATCTTGGGAAATCGGAATAACAGAAACGTATTGGACACTGAGTATCTGTCATACAATAGAGAAATAGAAAACCTAAAATATTTGATATATACTGCCAATAACGAAAATGAAAAAATTTCCAGAGCATATAAGATGGCGAATGATTATATCCTTTACAACGATAAAAATCAACTTGTGTTTGGTATTTAAAAAAGGAAAAAACGATAAAGGATTCCTATTTAAATAATTTTTATATTTTTAAACATCTTTACACGTCGCACACGTGTATTTGTTATCAATATAAATCAAACAATCAAGACAACAAAATTCATAACATTTCGCACAAGGTGCGACAGCAAAACATTGCTCACACTGTTTGATATTACAACAAGAACAAACATAACTATCTCTAATCAAAGAATACTTTCCACAATAATCACAATTATCATCAAAACCGCCCATCTTTGATATATTGATATATGATGTAAATCAATTTTATATAAAAATAAATGATTTTATACTTACAACATAGAACAAATGTAGCAAATCTGTCAGAAATAATTAAACACCAATATCTCTTGACAAAATATGAAAGAATAGAAAACAATATAAAAGCATACGGGTTAAATTTACCAGATAATAATAAAATATGTTTGAATGAGTTTCCAGGATTGTATTTAGATTTTGAAACTGAAAGCGACACCAATATTTATCTTGGAGAGAATAGTGTTGTATTTATATTTCCAAAAGACATATTACAATTCCAAAAGAACTATCATATCAATTTAGTTGATTCAAATGGTTTCTTTATAGAAACTCTAACATATTTTCCTGAAAATGTCAATAATATTCCTATTCAAGAATATTATACATTCTGTGATGAAAGAAATATAGAAAGACCATATTATAATGAAGTAATATTTCATGATAAGTTATCAATACATTTAGCATCATACATATTGTTTGGAAATGAATATAACTGTTCCAACTATAAAGAGCAAATGCCCGAAACTTTAAGATATAAATGTCATGTTTTTAATCAACAAGAAACAATAGAACCTAAACTTTTGAAAAATCAACACCAATATTTAGATACAACATCAAAAGCGTGCCGTGTTTATGTATCTAACTATCGGTACGATGGAATACCATATCCTTTATTCTTTCCATACAACAAAAACATAAAATATAAATCGTCGTTAGAATATGTAAAAACTATAGCAAGAAAAGCAGGAATAACAGAAAACAAATTGAAAAAATTTAGAAGAATAACTGACCTGGAAGCATACATGGAAAGCAAAAACATTTATACAAAGACATTTCTAAATAGGAAGTTGTAATATAAGTAATATATAATGATAAATCATTACTCATTTTTTTCTACAAAACAATAAAGAATAGTATGTATGAGAAACCATCTCAAGAAAGTATATATCAATCAACATATCAAAGGCAAGTAATAAATGATGCTCAACAAAGAGCCGAAGACAAATTCCGTCTATCAAAAGACCCATTAAAAACCGGAATCATAAACAATGATGCGAATGGGAACAAATTTTCATCAATTGAGAATATATCAACATTAACAGGACAACCTATGACAACCAAAGATTATAGTCATAATAACATGGCTCCATTTTTAAGAGGAAATGTAACACAAAACACAGAAAGTTTTGCTAATAACAGTCGTCTGGCAAAACATACTGGTATTGATGACACTTTTATTCATAAAAAGGAGACTGAATGTTTTTATAAGCCTGTATCAAATGTGGGTAATGTATGTGGAATGAAAAATAATGATGATTTTTATCGTTCAAGAATATCAAACCCAATTTCGCAGAAAAATAGTTTTCCTATAAAGCAAATTCAAGTAGGTCCTGGACTAAATGCTGGATATTCTAGCGTTGGAAGTGGAGGATTTCAACAAAATTCAACACGTTGTTATGCTATGCCAACAGACATACAATCTGTAAAACCAAAAACTGATCAAGCATCGCGAACATTTCAAACTCCTATTCAAGGTCCTCAAAAATCAATTGATAAACGAGCAAATATAACACATATAGATAAAAATCGTCCAGACACATCATTTGAGAAATCTTTAGATGATTTATTACCATCAATGGCGTCAGTATTAAAAGAAACGTCCCGAGATACTGTACAAAATATCAAAGCAACAAATGCATCTCTTAGTCACGTCGAATATCAAGGACCAGTGAAGAACGTAAATGAATATGGAAGAGGTTTAAAGGATGATTATGGTAAGAATACTGTAATGGTATATGATAATGAGCGTCAAATAACTGAAACGCGAACAAATGTCAGTAATGCGACAAGTCTTGTTAAGTCAATAGTATCACCAATCACGGATGTGTTTAAAGATACGGTCAAGACGTATTTATTGGATGCGCCAAGACCACATGGTAATTTACAAGTAAGTGCCCCTGAGAAACAAACAACATATGATCCGGTATCTCATATGTTTAAAACAACAATTAAAGAGACATTAGTTCATGATACAACAATGAATAATGTCAAAGGTGCAACTGCTGGTTTTGTAGAAAGTGATGATCAAGCTAGGAAGACTATAAAAGAAACAACACCGGTGTATGATACACAAAGGAACATAAATTCTCAAACATATAAAGTAACAGTATATGATGTTGATGCTGCTAAAACCATAATAAAGAAAACAAATAAAGAAACAACAATCAATGGAAAGAGTGAATATGGATGGTTTGGAGGATTGGTAAATAGTTTATTTGGAGGCTATGAAGTATTTGATGCCCGTTTGGACGAAACTCAAAAGCAATATGTAAGTGATTATGAGTACTCTGGTATAGCTGAATCCAATAATAAAGAACCAATGTCTCAGGAAGCATCATATAATATGCGACATGATGCTGATAAAGAGAATTTACTAAATACGAATCATACACCTAACGCTGGAGGCAAATATGTATCAACAACTAAAGAAATGGTTAAAATGAAGTCAAATCGTTTGGTGGAGGAATCAATAGCAAGAGAAGATATGAAAAGCATCGAAAAGGTTTATCAAACACGTGGAACAATAGGTGATATAACAAAGGAGAATACTCAATATAATGGATATAAAGATCGTCTTGACCCAAGTATGGTAAAATCATTGAATAACAATCCATTTAACTTAAAAATTAACCATTAAAATGTGCGTAAGCAATAAGTATATAAATATATGTAAAAAACAATAAGATAACAGTAATATGTTTCAAGTAGATACCGATGATGAAATAGTAATAACTCAAGATAATTTTGATAAGTCTCCTTTTGAATTTGCGAAGATATCACAAAATCAAGATATCAATGATGCTACACTATTCAACAAGAGTGGTAGTATTGCCTCATCAGATTATATGCAATCAGATAGTTCAAGTTCTGTTTCAACCGATGTAAAGCAAACTCACAATCACTTTGATAAACAAACAACCGATTCCGATACATCAAGCCACACTGCTAATTCTGTAGCATCGCTAAAAAAGAAAAAACCTAAAAATGACATTGCTCAAAAGCGAGAAATATTATATCAACTTGACCGTCTAAAATCCAAAGGTGTAAATATTCCTTATACTTTTTCAATGAATAGTAATTTGCTAGAAATGCAGGCGGCCTATGATCGTATTGTCAAAGAACGAGAAGTTGATAGTAGTGTCCATTTTCAAAGGAAGATGTTAATGGGTTTTATATCAGGCGTTGAATATTTAAATACGCGATATGATCCATTATCTGTTCAATTGGATGGTTGGTCTGAACAGGTTCATGAAAGTATTAATGATTATGACGATATATTTGAAGAATTACATAACAAATATAAAGGTGCTGGCTCAAATATGGCTCCTGAATTACGTTTGCTGATATCTTTAAGCGGGAGTGCTTTTATGTTTCATCTAACAAAACGCATGTTTGGACAGAGCGATGTTCCTGATGTGGAGGAAGTATTGCGTTCTAATCCCGAATTAATGAAACAATTTGAAAAAGCATCTGCGAAAGCTTATGTAAATGGTAGTTCATTTCCAAATACAAAACCAATGAATACTCGAGGTGTTTCTGGTTCCAAACAACCACAAGATAATTCAAGTGATATATTTGGGATGGTATCAAATCTTTTTGGGATGGATACATCACCAAAGCAAGAAAACGTAGGACTAAATAACTTTATGCATGACAATATCAATATAACACCCGATGATAATGTTGTTGAGATGTTATCAATAAGCGATGAAGAAATAAATAGTATTATAAGCGATGCTATAGATATGAAGATAACAAGTGATGATAAAAAAGTTACTAGAAAAAGAACTAATAAAAGTAAACGTGTGCTAGAAATTTAGCGAACGCGCTTTTTTAATGAAGAAATCATACGTTTAGAAGCATTTTGAAATACTCCAGATGTATCATTTACGACCTTTTTAATTTTGCTTGGACTCTCTCGAACACTCCCAATAGGATTTAAGAGAGATGATTTTAATCCAGTGCGCATCTTAGTTACTCCATCAATTGCGGATATTGATGTGCTTCCAATAACAGGAATAATAAGAGCAACCATAACAACAAGAAGAAGTAAGAACATTTCAACAATTGAAGACCATAAGATAATATCACGACGTAAATCTTCACTACATTTGCATTTTTCATTAACAAGATATCTAACATATTCAATACAGCAATAGAAATATACGAGAGTCATAGATAAGAATATAAAATCAAGTAAATTGTATAACACTGTAAGTTCAGTTCCAAGAGACTTGTTTATTATTTTAGGAGCAGCGAACATAACAATACCGAAATAAACAGACGCAATAATGCTGAATGTTTTGATGAAATCTCGGTAAGGATGAACAGAACAAGCGCATCCTATATTTTCTAATTTTTGAATATACGTGAAAGTAAGAACAAATAGGATAAGAATTATGAACTTAAATAAAAAGTTCGCAAGAAACTCTAAAGTAAATACATCCTCCATGTTTATTTATTATTAGAAGAAGATTTTTATTTTATCTTTCATTTGGTTCTTTATATTCCATTTTCAAAAATTCAAATATTTCTTTTTCTGTATATAAATCTGGTATATCATCAACTTCTGCATTTTTCTTTTTTAATCCATGTTCATTTAAAGTATATCCCAATGATAATGCTTTTTTCCTCATAATAAGATTGTGTTCTTTAGACCCTGTGAAATAAAGAATTGCGAAAGGGTACTCCTTTTTATCACAAACAATAATATCAAGTCTTCTTGCGATATTGTTAATACTACAAATTCCCATAAATTTTTTGCTACCTTTAGCAAGAATTTCAATAACATATCCTTTGTCAATCAAAAGTTTTACATAATTTTCTATGAAATTCATTTCCTCGCTAATAACAATAAGATCAATATCACCACTTTCTTCTTTACCTCTTCGATAACTACCTACTATTTCGTGTTTTACATTTCTTAATGTTTTTTTGATTAATTTGTCGTGATTAATCATTTCATTTCTGGGTATCTTTTTTTTTAAGTCATCAAAATATTTAAGACCTATTTGTTGTTTTATATTGAGAAAGGTTTTCTGATTTTTTTTAAGCTCATCCAAAGAACCCATTTTATTTTCATTTACTAATTTTTTTGCAGTTATAGGTCCAACGCCATATATCTTCTGGAAGGTGTCAACAGGATTTTCATTATCATTAAAATCAACGTTTCCCTCAATAATTTTAATTATTTTTTCTCTGATTGATTTACCTATGCCTTTTATTTGGTTAATATCATCTATAGAATTTATCACAATATCAGAATTATTAATATTATTAATAACATTTTGGTAAGCTCTTGCCTTAAAAAAATGTTTTTTTTCTTCAATCATATAATTAGTAAGTTTATCAATAATTACCTTCTTGTACATGTTATTATAATCAAATAAGAAAAAATCATTTTTTACTAAATAGTTCTTCAAATTTAAATTTCGAAGAACTATTTAGTAAATTTATATTCAAATTTTTAATAGCATCAAAACGGGAATCAGAAACGTATTCTTTTATAAGTACCAAATATTCTAAATATGTATCAATAATATGTCTTAAAGATGATGGATCAATTTTCTGGATCATTTCATCAATCAAAAAATCAACATCCGGGGTTTTAGCAATACACCAAAATAGCAAGTATGTCATTGATTGTTCTTGCCATTTTTTAAAATCACAAAACATATTGTAGTCACAAGAATTTGAAAAAATATCAATTGAACAGAACTCGTTAGGTATAACCCATTCTTTTTCTTCCAAAAAAATATTAAACAACTTTTCTTTTTGTTGAAAAACAAAATCATCATCAAAAAAATCAAATAACTTTATATAAACATTCATAAGTTCACGATGTCTTTTGATAAAGCATATTAGAAGATTAAAGTTTTCAACTTTGTAAGAAGACCCTTGTATATAAGATGCAATTTTATCTAAAAACTCTGGTGAAGGATTAATTGTTAATTTGTTGAGAATTCCGGTAAATTGTTTTTTTGTTTCTTTTTCAGGTGAGGAAGAAAATGCTAATATATGCAATCCTTGTTTTTTAGGTGAGGATATATCTTTTAATTTCCTAATTTGTTGGGTTTTCTTTTTTTGTAAGAAATCTCTGTTGTCAAAATTTTTACAAAAACAAGAATATTTAGAAAGAATGTTATTTTTTTTCTCAACTATTCTTTGATAATTATCATTTGGTTCTGCTTCTTCAAAACAAGAAATGAATAATTGATTGTCATGCTGAATGATGTCCATAGATAGATATGTTCCTTATGAATGATAAAGATTTTAATATATTATAGTAAAAAAGAAGGATATGAAAAAAAAATGCTCTAATACGTATAATATACTATTGATATCTATAGTTGCTATTATTATAACGTTAATGTTTATATATCTCTTACAGTATAAAGGCATCGTTGAATTATTCAGCGATAAAAAAACAACAATTGAATATTATTCAAGTTCAAGATGTGGCCACTGTAAGTCTTTTAACCCAGTTTGGGAACAATTTGTTGAAAAGATGGATGGAGAAATTGAATTCAAACAATTTACAGACAAAGAAGCAACAGACCGTGCTGATGAGATCGGGTTTGATCTTACAGGGTTCCCTTCTATCGTAAAAGTAACGAATGATAAATTAGACCAAGAATTCACCGGACAAAGAACCTTGGAGAATCTTACAAATTTTTTGTAGGATATTTAGATAAATATGTCTGGGTTTATACCATTACATAAACTATATGAAATAAAGAAAAAGAAAGAAAAAAAACAAGTAGCTTCATATAACGCTATTGGAACCATTTGTAATAATAAAATCACTAAAGTTGCTCAACATGGTGGAACAGGAACGTTCTTTTCTGTCCCAGGGTTAATGTTGGGATTACCACTATATAATTTAGAAAGTTGCATTGAATATTTGATAACTGGTTTGAAAAAGCATGGATATTTCGTATCCAGACTTCCACATCCGAATTTTAATGTTATCTATATTTCTTGGGACCCTAAAGATGTGAAACCTAAGTATAATACTATATCAAATAGATAACTTAACAAAATGATATAATTTGACAAGAATTATGTGAAATTTTTTTTGATAATATTTCACTCTCTTTGCTTTTTTTACCTTTACTCATGTGCTTAACAATATTGGGTGAATGAAACTTAGCAAAATCTAATATTTTGTTTTCAAAAACCCAACGAAAAAAGTTCATTTGACCTATTGTTGTTTCGATAAATCTCTCCTTATCTTTACCAAGATAATACTGTATCCGTTCATGACGCCGAAATGGGTCAAAGTTATATTTTGTATATGATTTTAGTTGAGCGCGATATTCTATGTACAGTATTATTTTTTTCATATTAGCAGCTTCTTTTTTACATTTTGGTGCTATTTCTTCTATTGTATCTGTTTCCAAATTAATCCAATATATTATATTATTTGCTTTTGCGTAATGAGTAACAAGCCAGTCTAACAAACGAAGTGATACATTATATTTTCCTGTTATTATATTTACAAATGTTTTCTCATTTTCTAAATGTGATTTAAAATACTTTGTTAATGACTTTAACATTAGTTCTTTACCATTTGACATTGTTACATATATTGTTGTGTGAATTACTTAAATAAAATTTGATATACTAAGTCATTATAAAATGAATTATACTATCGACTGTATTTCTATTGAATTATACGACGAATGGATGTCCAACAAAAATACGTGGTTTTCTAGAAATAGTGATACAGATGAATACTATATCAAAAAATATTATGATAAATTAATATACATTGATTTAGAGTTTTTAGTTGATTATATAAATGTTGTTGATGATAAGAAAGTAATAATTGGTTCAATTATTCTACTTGACCAAATTCCAAGGCATTTAGACAGATTTGACTATATTAGAAATAATTTTTATTCTTGTATCGCTTCCCAAATATCAAATATTATTATAGAAAACCAAAATAAGTTTGAATTGGGACCATATGATTACTGTTTCATATATTTACCATATAGACATTTAGGGGACATACAACAAATCAAGAACATTGTTGCCATTTTTATTGATCTTTACATTTTTTCATCGAACGAAAATAAAAAGATATACAAAAGGTTTATTAATGCTACATTGAATAAGTTTTATAAACAATATACCGAAACAATATTTGACAAACAAAAAACTGAAAATATTGATTCAAATACATTTGCCAGCGTTCTTGCAAACAATCCTTCCAAAAAATTTAATTTTCACTTCAAACCATTGTTTGAGGATTATGTACCAGAAGAAATCAAAATTGTATCTTTGTCAGGAGGTGTTGATAGTAATGTTTTGTTGTTTAATTTAGCAAAAATAAGTAAAAATAATATTATTGCTATTCACATTAATTATAATAATTCTGTAAATAGTACTCTTGAATTAAATTTTGTTAAAAAATATTGTTCGTTGTTAGGTATCAAATTATATCACAGAACAATTGATGAAATTAATAGGAATTCTTGTCATAACAATGGTTTAAGAGATTTGTATGAGGATATTACTAAAAAGATAAGATATGATTGTTATAAACAAATTAAATTGCGTCCAATTGTTGCTTTAGGGCACAATAAAGACGATTGTTTTGAAAACATTATGACTAATATATTACAAAAACAAAATTATGACAACTTACAAGGTATGAAATGCTATACGATAATAGATGATATTACATTTTGGAGACCAATGTTAGATATTAGCAAAGAAGATATAATTCAGTTTGCGATAAAACACAATATACCTTTTCTCAAAGACAGCACACCCAAATGGTGTAACAGAGGTAAAATCCGAGATGATATAGTTCCATGTTTTCAAAATTTTCATAAAGAACTTATCCCTTCAATGTTTGAGCTTGCAAAAAAAGTACAAGAAATGGATGAAACATTGAATGATTTCGTATTGAATAAAATAATAAGTAATATTCAAATTGATGGCAATAATATTATTATAAAAACTCGTTCAAACTTCAACGACATACTTTGGAAAAAAATTCTTAAGTTAGATTTTTTTGAAAATGAAGCATTTTCGTTGAAATCAATAGCAAAATTGTGTGAATTCGTTAATAAAAAAGATACAAAAATAACTTTTGTTCTATCAAAAAACATTAAAGTTAAATACTATGAAGACAAGATTGTGTTTTCAATAATTGTTAAAAATTCAAAAGAAAACTTTAGTTAGAACCAATTTCAAGTTCTTTACGATTGGTATCTGGAGAAATAGTAGAATTCATCCATGGACTTACTACGGTTTGCGAGTTAATAGGTTCGCTTCTTAATTGTAAGTTTGCGTTGCGAAGGCTTGTTCCTACTGTATTTATACCTAAATGATATCCTGAATTAAGATATTGGTTATCCATTAAACTTCCGTTGGAGGCAGGGTTCGTTTTAGCCCATTTAGAGTCACTTGCGTCTTTTGGTAATAAATCCGCACTTGTTAATGAATCGCGTGGAAAGCAACTTGCGCTACCATCCATTGGAGCGGTATCACCAGCTTCAACTGGATTAAATACGGAATTTCCGAGAGGATCATTACCCTCAATTCCTTTACCACTTGAAGATATTAAATCATAATTTATGTTTTTGTTGGAAAGTTCTGCGACAGATGGAACATTCGCAGGAACAGAACTACTATGTTTAACACTGAATTTCTCATATTCGGCGAACCGACATTTTGTGTTATACGCATTCACTAAAAGTATAACTAATAACACAAACACAACTAAAGAAAAAATAAGAACCATGGTATTGTCGCTTTTAGGCATTTTATACTTTATATTTTATAGAGATAAAAAAGTTTTTCTTGGCATTTATTAATTGTTTCAGAAATAAGTTCATTCGAAAAAACATCATATTGTTCATTCAGTTCCTTTTTAATATTAGATAATTCTTCTATTTTATTCTCAAGTTTTTTTGTATGTTTGTCTATAGTATTTAACATTTTTTGTATATCCGAATGATATATTTCATTAATGTCTTCTTTTGTTAGAGTATTTTGACATTTTGAGAAATTAATATTTCTCAATATCCAGATATTCGAAAATTGTTTTTTCTCTATTTTCATACATACTAATTTAACATTTATTGTTAATATTCCGTTTTTATCATCATCATATTTATTCCAAAAATCACTCAATGTTTCTTGTTCTTCATCATTGTATATAAGTATTGGTGGATTATTTAGAGAATAAGTAAGTTCAACAGTTGATGTTTGAATATCGTAATTTGGTTTCCACATACTTTGAATAGTTGTTTCATCTAATGAGTTATGAAACCACGCTTCATTACTTCTAATCAATTCATGATAACATTCTTCATCTTTTTGTTGAAATGTTTGCATATCTTTTTCATCTCTTATTTGAACTTCAAAAATATGTTTTTGTTTTCCATGAATATTTTTGATAACAACATCATCTAATACTAATGTTTCTTGTTTTTTTCGGTTAGATAAAAAGAAATCTCCCTTTTTATATGGTGAGTTATAACTCATACTATTTTAATATGAATATATAGAAAACTTAAAAACATATGACGCAAAATAATAATTACAAAGATTATTTGATTGATTTTATAAAAACGGAGCTTTTAAATTCATCCGACTTTCAAACTGAAATTATTAAACCTTTATATGGGCAAATTTTATACTACATATTACCATTAATTATTGTTGTATCATTAATAAATTTTCTTGCTACTATGATAGCGGTATTTATTGTATTAAAGTTTTGTAAGTGTTAATATTTCATTCCATTTAGTTCATTTAAATATTTCTTTGAAAGTGTTTCAACTTCATTATTTTTATTGTTTTTCACAATGAACCATCCTCTTGTCAATGATTGCTTCTCATTTTCAAATGGTTGTTTCTTAATTTTATAAATCTTATCTTCATAAAAAATTATTACGATGTTGAGTGTTGTCATATATACACGATATTAACTCATTAATAGTTATATCAATTTTTTGGTTGTATCGTTTAGATTGTTTCATATTATATGTACATTTTACATAAATAAGGTATGCGTGTAGATATATCTTCCAACATATATGAAGATACCGAAATCGATATTTGGTTACAATCACAAGTTATTTTGAATGGTTCTAAAAATGAAATTAGAAACATCATAAGAGCACCTATTACTGATAAACAACAGTTGATTGAAAGGCAGATTGCGATCAAACAATGTGATGATTTTGAAAATGCTATTTATGTTCTTGCTGAATATGAAAATGATGTTAATTGGGCGTTAGAATTATCTGAGACCATTGAAAACGATGAAGAAAAGGCAACGATGTTTGAAATGTTGTATCCGACTGACTGGTATTTCAAATATTTATGCTATTATAATCCGATATTATCAATATATCATGGTTATAAAATATATTTGACACCACTTATAACTTTATCCACACCAATAAGTGTTTTTATAATGCCTTATTATCTTTTTAAAAACACGGCTTTCAAAATGTCATTCAAGGATTATTTAATAACAATAAAAGATTTACTTTGTTTCGCTTTTGATTCTAAAATGTCATTCACTTCATTGATAACATATATAGTTTATATTATTATGTATTTGTATGGGGTCTATCAGCATTTAGACCTTTGCTACAAACTTCATACAAATAGAATGAATTTACTTAAGGCAATTGAAGGTGTTGCTAAATTTGTTCGAACTGCCAAAGATATCTTTAACAACATACAAGATGTGTGGTCACCTTTTCGAAAATGTTCAGTAACTCGAATAAATAATTTTTCATTAGCTGAAGGAAACCTAAGCGATGTATTTTCATTATGGCAAAGTTCAACTTATAGAGACGAACTAAAAAACATATTAGAAATTGTATATACTTTGGATGTGGTTAGCACATTGTCAAAATTATATCATAATGAATATTGGTGCATTCCGACCTATGTAGATAATGAGCCAACTAGTTTAATTGGAATGAGAAATCCATTACTTGCGAGTAATCAAGTTTCTAATCCAGTATTATTGGATAAACATTTTATAATAAGTGGTGCTAATCAAAGTGGGAAAACATTATATTGTAAATCAATCGCTACTAATTATATTTTAGCACAATCGATAGGCATTGTTATGTGCTCCAAAGCAAAAATAAAAATTGTTGATTGTATCTATTCATTTATGAGAGTATCTGATGTAATAGGGAAATTATCATATTTTCAGGCAGAATCAGAATGTTGTCAAGCAATGTTAGCAAAACTAAAAACATTTGAAGGTAAAAATACTTTATTCTTCTTAGATGAACCATTAAATGGGACTGTAGCAGTTGAAGGAGAGTCAATGGCTTATGCTTTCTGTAAATATGTTGCTTTAAAGAGCTCTTCTCTCAAGTGTATTGTAAGCACTCATTTCAGAAGTTTAACAAGTCTTGAGAATGATTTCCCTAAATTGTTCAAAAATTTATCAACAATCGCGATCCCTTTAGATGATTACAAATTCAAATTTCCATATAATATAAGAAATAAACCTTCTTTTCAATGCATTGCTCTTGAACTTTTAAGAAAAACTAATTTTCCTAAAACGTTAATTGAAGATGCTATAAAGTGCAAAAAATCCTTGACGTGCGATTAAAATATAAAAGATAATTTATATTAAGAGGATAAAATGATTGATTTTATTTTAAGCAATTTGGAGTATGTTGTTTATGGTCTAATTTTTCTTGGAATTTATGCTGTATGCATGTATCTTTGGAAAAAAATTGCTTCATTAGAAACATCGGTGTATAGGCTTGATAAAATTGTTACTGCGATTTGTATGAAAAAATCTAAAGAAGATTTTGTAAGCGAGATGGAAAAAGATGAAATGAATAAAGTTTTCAAAACTGAAATAATTGTTGATGATAAACAAGAAATAAGACGCAAAGATGATGTTGATTTAGTGGATGATATAATTAATGAAGTATCTTCAGTTTCAAGCAATAATACATATACAAAATCTAAACTGTCTAAAATGAATCTTGAAAATTTAAGAGAAACAGCTTCATCTTTGAATTTAGATACAAATGGAACAAAGAATGAACTTATCACAAATATTCTTGCAAACAAGAATTAACGTGTTCTACGTCTATGATTGGCAATATTGGGATACATTCCCATAAATGCTTTTTTAGAAATCTAATGATTTGATATTCTATGGGATACATATATGTTAGCCCTTTTTTATCATCAACCATAAATGTTTGTAATTCACTATCTAGTATATAAATTGATGCTTTGGGTGTTACTATGAGCAATTGAACATTATTTGACAGAAAATCCCCTTGCTCATTTGCTAAATAATTGTGTTTATTGATATTATTATAAATATCAATAATTGTTGGACATGTATTATATGGATAATACCATGTGTGATCGATTTTTTTATATTTATAATAATTGTATGTCCAATATACACCATCTAAGTATTTATGAGCAACAGTTTTAATTTCATTGGTTTCATTTATATCAAACATATACTTATAGTATTTTTTCTTCCAGTTTGATACAAGGCAATCATCATTATTTATTAGTGATTTTGCGAATTCATCAATCTTGTTTTCATAAATAGGTTTTGAAAGAATGTATTTGCGTGTTTCTTTCATCAACAGGTCAGTTTCATCTTTAGATAACTCTTGAAAGAAAAATGATAACAAATCTTTATTTATTTTTCCATCTTGGACTAATAATCCATAGGCCTTATATCCTTCTTGAAAATGTCGCATTAAACGCGTGTGCCCATCATTTTTTAATCCTACAGTCATCAAATGTGGTATGAAATCATTGCCTAACAAACTACATAATACACAATAACTATCTATCAAATCTTCTTCTTGATGAATCCCAAATTTTTCTATCATTTCGCTGATTATTACTCTATATAGCTCATTGATATCAAGAATTACTGTTTTATTATCGTTTTGTTCTCTCATCAAGTATATATTGTTTGATGATTTATTAATTAATGAGATGAGGATAAGGTCGGCATCCATTCCATGTATTACTATATTCTTATTTGTCTCGTTTGATAAATAATTGAAAATTTTGTGTTCGCCTTCACCATTAATATCGCTACCACTATATATGTATTTTCCACATTTATTATACATATATTTATCCAAACTTTTCATAAAACTTGTTCCAGGTGTAATGGCATTCGTATTCCATTTGTTTGTTTTTCCGTCAATTTGTTTCTGTAAAGAGCTCATATATCTACGTTTTCTCTGTTGAACTATTTTTGCAAGAGGGGCTATTCCGTCAGCGCATATACAAACCCTTTTTGGCGATACAACTTTTATTAAATCTTCTGTTTTTGTCCATAGAGCATCAAATATTTTATTAATATCGCCATCTTGTTCAATGTTAACAGATTGCGCAACAGGATGTATAGACCCATTAAAATCAATTGAAAATATGTCAATGTTTTTAGGAAGAGTTGATAATAAGATATTGGGATACAATTTTGTTAAGGTATAGAAATAATATGGGATTCCCATTTTAAATATTATTGTATTATATATTAATCAATTTTTTATGTCAAGAAAAATTTATTTTCTGTGAAGATTAATAAAATGAACATCCAAAATATCTTTTTTGGTTCTGACCAATCTAAATATGCAAGTATCGCAATTTTTTGTGCAGTCATCGCAATTTGTATGACTGTTTTATTTACCAACAATGAATTGACAATGGGACACAGACTGTTTACCATTCTTGTTATCATAATTTATACTACCCCATACATTCTTTTATCTCTATTTGAATTAACTTGCATTTCTTCGTATAAAAACAGATCGGGACTTTGTTGGTGGTATGGGTACATCATAACTGCTTTCATAGTAATTATTGCTACAGTTGTAATATTTTCATCTTTAATGTCAATGCTTACATATTCCGAAGCATCAAAAAAGGTTGAAATGACGGAACATAAATCTAAAATGCAAGAAAAAAATGCTGATGATTTAGCAAAAAATATGATGACAGAACCAAAAAAAGAAACAAAAGAAGAAGCGATTTCGAATAATAAGGTTGCTCCTGATGTTGGTATATCTGTTCCAGTTGCTAATGCTACAATGTCAAATGATATAACAGGTTATGCGTTTGATGATGTAGGAGCTTCATTAGATGAAGGTTTCCGTTCATTATAGATTAAATATTTTTCTTTTTTTATCTTTCAAGTTTGTGTTTCTTTACACATTCTTAATAGACAATTCAATTAAATTTGTAGATATGGTATAAAAATAAATCAATAATAAATATTTATATGCCAGTATATATATGTAAAAATTGTGGAAATGTCGGACATTTGTATAAAGATTGCCCACAACCAACAATAAGTTCAGGAGTGATATGTTATCATAAAGATAGTGATGGTGAATTATATTACTTAATGATACAAAGAAAGGATAGTCTAGCATTTATGGAGTTTATCAAGGGTAAATATGAACCAAATGATGAATCATATTTGAAACATTTGTTTTCAGGAATGACATATGCTGAAAAAGAAAATCTTAAGAAAAATCAAGATTTTGATATTGTCTGGAAAACTGTTTGGTGTCAAAGTAATAACAAAAATACGAAAGAATACATTGATTCAAAAACACATTACGAAGAATTGCTAAAAACAAACAAACTTAATACAATCCTTCAGACGGCCCTTACATATTATCAAGAACCTGAATGGGGTTTCCCAAAAGGGCGAAAAAAACTTCAAGAAACATATGAAACATGTTCATTACGCGAATTTCATGAAGAAACCGAATTTACAGCAGAAGATATCGAAATACAAACGAACATTGGTCAATTTACAGAAATATTTTTTGGAACAAATAATGTATTATATAAACACATTTATCAAATTGCTAAATTTGTTGGCATTGATCAAACTGTTAATTTTAATCCTCAAAATACTCAACAAATAAGAGAAATAAGAGCCATTAAATGGGTTAAATATAATGAAGTATTAAACCACCTTCGTCAATACAACAATGAAAGGATCAAGCTATTTAAACAAGTACATAAAACAATTATATCTTCAACATGAAGTAAAATGGCTTTTAATAAACAATTAACAATTAAAGATTGTGAAAAATGGAAAAAAAATCCTACAATAAATCCACTTACAGACAGAAAAATATTGAAAACAGCGCAAACATATAAAAATATTGAAAAGCTTTGTTCCGAACTTGAAAAGCACTCACCCATAGAGAAAGAAAAAGCAACTTTTGAATACAAAATTCCGGAATATAAAGCTATACAAACGAAAAAAGAATTTGAAGAGCAAGTTAAACGCGAATGTCCCAAAGATACATTCACGAAAGCCATCTATCAACATTTCTTATCACAATATATGTCAATTAATTCTTCCCATAATAGTCTATTATTATATCATTCAGTTGGTTTAGGAAAAACGTGTTCAGCCGTTAGTATAGCGGAAGTTTTCTTAAAAGCTCATAATATGTTTGATGGTCCAGATGTATTTGTCATATTACCAGCATCTCTAAAAACAAACTTCAAAGAAACAATATTTGATGATGTTAAAGATATAAAACAATGCACATCAGATACATATCGCTCATTATCTCATCATTTAACTAAAGATGTTAAACAAATAATAAAGAAAAGATATAATATATATAGTTATGATGAATTCGCCAATTATTACGAAAAAAATGAAAATATTGATATTTCTAATAAACTAATTATTGTAGATGAAGTTCATAATATACGAAAAAATGCAAATAAAAACAAAAGAGTATATGATGCCTTAAATGGAGTTTTAAGCAAAGGAAAAAACAATAAATTAGTATTAATGACAGCAACACCAATGTATAATACAACGGTAGAATTATTAGATATATTTAAGTTAATTCTAATAAATGAAAAAGAATCGGGAACTCAGATGACAGAATTGCGAAAATCATCATTTCAATTAAATGATAAAACGAAAGAATTATTAGCAAACTTATCATCCAAATATGTATCATATATTGACAGCAATAATCCATATTCTTTTGCATTCAAAATAAGACCGGATGGTTTAATAACAAATAAAAATTGGGCAACTCAAATCAAGTATGGTGTATATCCATCAAAAATCGGCTCTTTACAAAAAATAAAAAAGGATAACTTTGCTGATGAAAATATAGAAGAGGATGAAGATGAAAAAAATAACTTTTCAGTGGGATTAATGACAATGAATGTAGTGTTTCCTAAAAATTTTGATTCTGTCTTTATGAAACATAACACGCAACCTATGACATTAACATATAACGAAAATTATAAGAATTATTTATATCCAGATGAAGAACATTTAGGAAGATGTGCGACAAAATTATATACTATATGTGAAAAAGTAAAGAAAAGCCAAGGTATTGTTTTGATATATTCTCGATTTTTATGGAAAGGTATTATACCGATGGCAATTGCGTTAGAACATATGGGTATGACAAGAAGTGGTGTTAAACAATCTTTTTTAAAAAAAGGAGCTAAAGTCTCCGACGAACTGAGAGGTAAAAAATATGCTATCCTGACAACACCTGATAAAGATATTACAGGCAATAATTCAGAGAGCTTTGACAAACTCATAAAACGTATAAATTCACCCAGTAACATAAATGGAGATGATATTAAGATAGTATTAATAACTCAAAAAGCAAGTGAAGGAATATCCTTTTTTAATATTCGCGAAGTTCATATAATAGACCCATGGTATCATATTAATCGTTTTGAACAAATCATAGGAAGAGCAATACGTAAATGTTCTCATATCAATTTACCTTTTGACGAAAGAAATGTCATGATATTTTTACATTGTGTTATAAATGACAAAAAAGGAAAAACATATGATGAACTTGCTTACGATATTGTATCTAAAAAACTCCAAGCAACACTTGAAATCAATCAAATAATTAAAAAAAATGCGATAGATTGTAAACTAAATGAATATATAAATCATTTCCCTAAAAAGCAGTTTGTTTCTATGGGAAAAATCGCAATGAAGACATCACAAGGAGCAGTAAAAGAAATAATGTTTGGAGAAAATGATATAACCAATGTATGTTCCAATAAAAATATTACTGAAGTTGAAGTATCTTATGAATTGATAGAAACCCTTGTATCCATCATAACACATCACATTGAAACAAAAAAGCAAACATGGACATCATTAGAAGAATTATATAAAATAATTAATGTATATGTCAAAATACCTAAAAATATTCTAGACACTGTTATTTCAAAATGTGTATTCCCAAATAAAATAATAAATGGCTATATGCTTTATTTACATGATAAAGGTGTATATTTGATACAGGATGAGATACCGAAAATACATTCAATAGAAATATTAGAACATAAGCAAGATAATGCCAAAACACTACCTAAATCAATAGAATCTTTTGAAGAGACAATTGAAAAACTGAATGAGAAAGCCGATAGCAAACAAATGATATTAGATTTTTATTTTTTGGTATCATCATTAAATTTTGAAGTTATTATTCAATATATCATTAGTAATCAAAAGAAACTGACCAATCTTTGTTTACATTTATGGTTAGCAGGTGTTTTAATTCGTTCAGATGAGATTAATGGAAGTGGTAATCATTTTATTGGGTATGTAAATATCTTTGCTAAATCTTTTGATGGATTTGTATTGATAGGAAATGAATATCAAATAATATTACCAGACCAAAGAGATAAAATAAAAACAAATAGGACTTTTGTAAATAAACCTGAAAATGAAGGATATGGTTTAATAATGCCAAACAACTCCAAGAACAGCAAAGCGGGTAAGGATGTATTTGTCAATGAGTTCAAAGTATTTCGAAAAAAAGAAGGAAAAGGTAAGAAAACTGGGATACTATGTAAAAATATGTTAGAAAAAAACATAAAAGACGAGTTTATTAAAAGGGAAACAAAGGAAAGTAAAAATAAAACAATTTTATGCAATAACTTATTACACGATTATTATGAGAACGATAAATTGTATTTTTTGCCTGAATATAAACCTAATAAAAAATGATATATGATAATAAAACTATAATAAAAGTAATGAATACCCCAAATCTATTCGTTCCTATTAAATTCAAAACAACCGTTACATTAACCCCAAGTGAAATTAAGTTTGATAATCAATTTAAAGAGAATACATTTAATGATATCATTATTAAACAATTAAAAAAGAAATATGAAGAAAAGTGTAGCAAATATGGCTATATTCGAAAAGATAGTTTAACTATGGTATCAAGGTCTGTTGGTGAATTTATCAAACAACACTTTAACAGTTCTATTATGTATCAAGCTACATGTAAAGCAGAAGTTTGTAATCCTGCAATAGGTTCAAAATTTGAATGTACAGTTGTAAATAGAAATCAGTTTGGTTTAACGTGTGAAGGAATATATGATAGCATCGTAGTAATGAGAATTATGATTCCAAATACAACATCACGTATATTGAATGAAATAGATATTTCGAATATCAAAATAGGGGATGAAATATTAGTTGAAGTATTAGGAAACAAGTATTTGCTACAAGATAAAACAATTCAAATCATAGCAAGAACGCTTCAAAAACAACAGAAAAAAGCAATAATCCAAAATGTTATTGATGATGACGATGAAAAACAAATTGATGATGTTCATGATGAAAACCAAGAAGAAACTTTTACCGAAGATGAAGAAAATAGCGAAGTTGAAGAAGATGATGATGACGATGATGACGATGATGATGAAGACGATGATGACATTGATGATGATGATGAACCAGAACTTTTTGATGTCGAAGAAACTGGAGAATATATATAAAAAAACATTAATACTAATAAGTATGCATATTATGGACTATAAAATAGATACAATATATCGTAATATAGAAGCATTATCATCAACTGAAATAGAAGAAATATTTCGCATTTGTCATTCTAATAATACAAAATATACAAGAAATAATAACGGAATATTTGTCAATCTAAACTGGTTAGAAGAAAGTGTAGTAAACCAACTGCATGATTATATTTCATTTTGTCTGTATTCTCAGAAAGAGACAACAGAGCATGAAAAGATTAAAACAGAGATGAATAATTTTATAAATGCTGAAAGGGACAATCAATCAGACGGAGAGAACAATTCAAAATTAATAACAAGTAAATTCAATCAAAATATCAAACCTAATAAAATTTCAACAAGTATGAAATACTATCTTTTAAAAAAGAAAATTATTCGTCAAACAAATATCACACAACAATTAACTTATGTTGCGATGAAAAATGAAGAATACATAAGTTAAAGTTTAATATATATAATAACATGGAATTGTTGCTTCAAAGCATTCCAAAAGATGAACCATCTAATGAATATTTGAAAGATAAAGTGGATACCTGCGTATATAGAAGATGGAACCAATCTCAAAATCTCAAATCTAAATATGTTCTGGTTGAGAATGTATCAAATAACATAAAACCTATCAGATTAGTTTCTGAAAGGTTAGATATCGAGTATGATCAAAACGAAATTATAGAACAAATGATTACATTTGTAAGAGAAGAAACAATCCAGAGGTTGTTTTCTGCGAAAGTAATCAAAAAATTTGTTACTAATTTTTCTGAAGATAAATGGAATATAGATGTAATCAAAGTATTATCTTTTGTCTTAGATATGAGATTTATGTATAGAAAAGATGAAGTGCAGTTTAAAGAGTATGGTAATTCTTATTCAATAAATTATGTAAAAAATTGAACTATTATAAGCATATTTTGTATATTATAATAGTAAAGAAAATGTATTTCATCGAAACTATAAATAATCAAGAATGGAACGTTCAACATTTCAACAGTTTTCACGAATATATGAATAAGCAAGAATATAAACAATCTATCAACATTGAAAGATTGGACGTATATGATAAAGTTGACCCAAATGTGATATGTTGTTTAGTTGGTATCGACACTATATCAACATATTGTCAAAACAATGATGAAATTGATGAAAACCAACTTGAGTTTTTAAATTATTCATATGAGAATGTAAGTACCTTAGCAGAGTATGATATTGAGTTTTCTATGTATGAATTAAAAACATCAGAAAACGAAAAGAAGGAGATGTCTGAAAAGCATTATAAATTGATTAAAGAGATAAGTTATGTTTCTCCTGAAAACATAAAATTCGTCGTTAAGATGATAAAAGAAACAGAACAAGGATTTTCAACAATGAAGAGATCAAAAGTATCTTGTAAGAGATATACATACCAATTTCAAATCATTTCGGAAAATGAAATTGATAGAAGAAATATATTAGAAATGATAACGGCTATATCACAAGTTAAGGAACCATTAACAAAATTGGAACAGGGCAATGTAATAGCCGACTATAAAAAACTTATTACCCCATTGATTGAGCCAAAATTTAGGGATGAAGAAACTATATTGTTGATGCCAAAACCTATAACATTGGAAAGAACAAATTTATTATCTCCGGAGGAATATGGTGTAGTATCAATCAAAGAAAATTACGCGGTTACAGAAAAGGCAGATGGAGAAAGATATTTGTTATACATCGATAATTCAGGTGTAGCATACTTTATAAATAATACAAAAAATGTATCAAAGGTTGGCATCACGGTAGAATCTTTAAAAAACTCTCTATTAGATGGAGAATTGATATTTTCCTCATCACGAAAGGACCATATTGACAAAGATGTATTTGCTTTGTTTGATATATATATGTTAAAAGGGCAATCAACTATAAAATGTCCTTTAATATCTGATAAAAAGAACCCAGACACTCCAAATAGATACGATTATATGCAAGAACTCAATAGTCACATGACTGCGAATAACAATAAAAGAATAGATATTATAGTAAAGAAACAATTATATCCTACCGATGAGAATACTATTTTTGATTCTTGCTCTTCAATAATTAGCCGGCAAAACGAATATCCTTATCACATAGATGGTTTAATTTTCACACCAAAATATTTACCAGTGTTATCATATTATTCACATAAGCCTTTGTCGCTTAGTAAAAATATGAAATGGGATCGTGTATTTAAATGGAAACCACCTGAAGAGAATACAATAGACTTCATTATTAAATATGTTGGTGATAAGTCTGATTTAGATGGAACATATGGAGAATATGATTTATATGTTGGTTATAATGTAGATGACTGGGAACAAATTAGTATTATTGGTGGATTGTCAAAATTTAACAAATTTGATGGAAATAGACAAACTCAAAACTATACTCTTAAAACATTTTTAGAAAATCATAATAAGGTATGGTTGCCTTATAACTCATCAGGAGTAATTACAACACAAGAAACAAATCAAGTAATCCTTAATAATAGTGTTGTAGAGTTTTCATATAAAGTAGAAGAAGGTATAAGTCCAATGAAACGATGGATTGCGAAACGACTTAGAGAAGATAAAAGTAGAATTTACAAATATGGGGATAAATCGGGAAAAATAAGTAAATCTGCTAATGATTTCAAAGTAGCACTAAATGTATGGCAATCAATTCACAATCCCATCACACAATTAATGATAACTAATTATCAAGTAATTGAGAAACAGTTAAACGAGTTTAATTATAGTGCGTTCTTGTCATCAGAAGATACATATTATAATCGCAGTATGCATCGTTCAAACTTATTATCAGTCGATATGATGAATTTCCACAACATTTGTATCAAAAATATGCTCTATAGAAAAGTATCAAAGAATGGGGCATATTTGATGGAATTAGGTTGTGGCGAAGGAGGTGATTTGCCAAGATGGATCCAAAACAAGTATAAATGTATATTGGGGATAGATTATGTTAAAAAGAACATAACAAACCCAAGAAGTGGAGCATATTCCCGAGCATTGTCTCAATTTAAGAAATTAAAAAGGACGCCAACTACAATATTTGCAGTAGGAGATTGTAGAAAGAACCTTAAATCAGGTGAAGGATCTAAAGATATTGATACAGAAAGCGAAGAGCTGCTAAAATATTTATTAAATCCTAAAGTATCAATCAATCAAAAAATATATAAACAGCTTCAAGAATTAAACATACGAAAGATCAATGGTTTTGATGTATGTTCGTGTATGTTTACATTGCATTATTTCTTTATAAATGAGCAATCACTAAATAACTTTCTGAGTAATGTTAGCGAAAATCTAAAAAATAAAGGCAAATTTATAGCAACGTTCATGGATGGAGATGAGGTATATAATAAACTTAGAAAAACAACAAAAATAGAAGGTAGAAAGAAAAATTTAGTAGAAGGAGATTTACCAATGTGGGCAATCATTAAACGTTATGATGATAATGATACATCGAAATACGGAAAGACGATTGATGTATTTATTGAAAATACTGGAAAACTTATTCCAGAATATTTGGTAAGTTTCCAACATCTTGTTTCAGAAGCAAAGAAACATAATCTTACTTTGGTTAAGAGTGAGATGTTCAAAGAGACATATGATAATTTGAAAAGCGATAATGAAGATAAAGGAATTAACACTATAATAACTAATTTTGGTAAAGATAATATATTAAAAGACTTTAGTTTCTTAAATCGGTGGGTTATATTTGAAAAGTCTGATTAAAGTAGTAATCCATGAAGTATTGTTAGATTAATCGCGCTTTTTTCATCAATCTCATAACCACCGCCATTATTAGCAAAGAAATTGATTAGATTAATCATATTTTTAATATTATTTTTATGGCACAAATAATGTTGAACTTCATTATTTGTTATAATTTTGCGTTTTTCAGAATAGTCAGTGACTTGAAGATGCCTTAGTTGCCCCAAATGAAATCGAATAATTGGTGGATATGTCATATCAAGTTCTTTATTCATTCTGAAACGATTATGATGCGAAAAATACTCTGTTGTGTCCATATATAAATCATATAAAATATCACAAATTACAATAAAACAAGATAATATTAAACCGTTTGGTTCAATATTATTCCCATTTTTATCAATTGGATATTCAATATTATCACCATATAGTTTAATAAAGTCATCAATATTGTAATCAATTCTTTGTTGGCAAAAAACCCATAATATGCTTTTCCAAATGTTAGCATATCCTGGGTTCGTTTGTTCTTTAAAAAGAATAGATTTTTTTGTAACTTTATACTTTTCACCATTCGCTTTTCTAACAATAACGCCAAATGAATTTTCTTTTTCCACATATTCTAATGCTTCTGTGACTGAAGCAAATTCATGTATTCTTTCAATACCATCTATAGTTGTATAATATGACTTGTTACTATTCCTTTGAATTGATGAAACAAGAAATATTTTTTTGTAATTTTCTCCAAATACTTCAGTATAATCAACGAATTTCATATTTTGATAATGAACTAGCGCAAATTCATACGCGATATTAACATCTAATTTTGAAGTTAGAATGTCTTTAATATCATCTTGAATATTAAAAGTTGATTTAATAGCCTCGTTAAACATTTCTCCATGACTTTTAGTTGGATGGACAAATCTTGAATATTTTGCGTTAGGACACCTTGATGTTCCTACATACCATTCATCGTTATAATGATAAACATTTATCATTGTTGCCTCATATGCTATATTAAGCTTATCATCTTCATTACATAATTTTTCTTTATATTCTTCACAAGATATTCTTACAGGGATAGTATCAGCATAAGATACTACAACCTTTTCTTCATTGTTTACTTTAAAATCAAGGACTATGCTACGACATTGGTCATATAATTTGTCATTGTTTTCAGAAAAATGTCTTCTATATGAATTATGACAAAGAACTAAATTTTTGTTTCTGAAAAAAGATTTAACTTGAATGCTTGGAAAATAATGATTTCTTTTAAGAATTGTTAGCATACTTTTCGCATAATTATCATGGTTAGCCTCTTCTTCATGATATGCTATAGTATCTGCTATAAGTTGTTTTAAATCCATTTATACCTTTTGTATAAAGCATAACCCTTATATTATTTTTTCATGTATTTATCAAAAAACACCTGTCCAATAACTTTAGAAGCATCTTCTACCGAAGTTTTATCTTTGATAATATTTTCACGCATTTTTAACATAAACTCAAAATGCTCAAAATTAAATTCAGTATTAAAAGAGGCTTCAAATAGCATAGGATATCTTTCCGCAAAAGTATTATATTTTTGGGTTAATTGTTTTTTTGCTATTTCTATTTGTTTATCATTTGATGCACATTTGACATTTTTCCGAATATCCATAACGATGTTTATAATACTTTCATTATCAAGTCCGTCTTCAAGAAAATCTTTTTCCATTGTTTATAATAAATAAAACATTTATTATCTTATATAAAAATAAGCAATATGAGTTTACCATTTAGTTTTTTAGATACAGACCCAGTTTCAATACCATCCTATGACGCAGTAAAATATACATCATCGCCTAAGCAATGGACCGAAACTCCTCACATAAAACCAGAAGCTGCGTTGTATGCACAAGAGATGTATGCAAAAACTCACGTTCCTGGATATACAAGATTGGGAAATAATACAACTAATCTAAATTATACATCAACATGCTAAGGTCCTTTTCAAATCGCTTTTCAGAATTTGAAATGAAATTACAAATATAGTCATACGCAATATCAACTTGTTCTGTAGAAATAGCACCTGTTATCAAAACGCTACCACTTTCGAAAACAGCAATAGTTATCTTTTTACAATTTTTGTTGTTATCTTTTCCTATACATAAACTTTGACAATAACATTTACCATCGTTTTTTAAATTATTTTTATTCCAATAATATTCAATTTTTACACCAGGATAAGTTCCTGGGGTAAATGTCGCAACAATATTATCATTTTCAATTAGACCTTTGTGAAGTTCTTTTCTTTTTATTATAAACTTATTACTAAGTTCTTCGTTTTTATAGATACGAAAATCAGTATTAATCAATCTAACCTTGAAATTATCAAAAGAAACATTCTTGTCTTGGATTATACGAATATTATCAATAATATCGTCAATTATAGGTTTGCAATGTTCCAGATATCGTGTTCCAGTCATTTGAATGTTCCCGTTCTGAAAAACTTTAATATTTGGATAGTATCCTTCAGACATCTTATAAATAAATGTTACCTGATTATCGAACATTCGTTTTTTACCAGTCTTTTTTACTTGACGTCGTTTCTTTTTTGGATACTCTCCCCGAATTCGATTCTCTTCTTTATCTTGAAATTGAATATGAACAAAACTTTCGGATATTGGAAACTCATTGAACATTTTCAATAAATCTATCTTTATCTTTTCACCTTCTTTTACTATGTCTGCGTTGCTTGTTATAGTTGATATTCTATACGGTGTAAAGTATAACATCCTATTTTGTAATATAAGTATTCTTTATATATCACTTTTTCTTAATATAGGAACTGTTAAGAATTTCAACAGAAGACTGAACCGATATCATTGGTGGAACGTTTATAACAAAAGAACGTTCACTTGATTGATGGACTTTTCTATATTCATCAATGCCTAATGCTCCACCAAACTTTTCAAGCAAATATCTTGAAGGAGCCGGTCTAATATGTCTATCACGGATACCATAACTTTTTGCCATCATATTTATTAATGAATTGATATACCATACTTTATCACTGCCTCGGTTGACAAAAAAATTATATGCTGAAATACATTCCAATGAACAGAAATGACCATAAGTACTGTATATTTCAGTATTGTGATTATATGAACAAGGCATACTATATGAAATGTTTGGAATATCATAACAACACCAAAAACAACATGAACGAATTTGTTCTTGATGAACTTCATTTATTTCATAATGACTTAGTTCTCCAACAGGATCATATGCTAATGGCATGTCTAAATTACATTCAAGATCATCTTTGATTATTTTTTCAATAATTTGATTACTTATTGGTAATGAAATAATTACCATGTTTTCATCAGTAGGTGAGTTTGTTTTCGCACACATTACCTCATCTACTGCCTTATGGGTAGCATTAGGTGTTTTTTTCTCTGCCTTTTTACGTGGCATTTGTATATCTTATGCATTACTTCTTTAAGCGAATTTCAATGAACCTTGCCCTCCAATAAGATGTAATATGTTATATGATATGACCCAGAAAGTTATTTCAAATTCAAGATTGGATTCGGTATCACAAGTAATATACACATTCGTCGATATAGGGTATTTCCCACTTGGGTTAAAATATCCAGAAGGTTGGGTCTTTTCTGGATTTAGTGCGAAAGAATAACAATAAATACCTTGTTTCGGCACATTTGTATGATGTTGGTATGGAATTATCTTATTATAATAGAATGCTTCTTTTTCTTCAACCCTTTCATTGCTTCGATTCCAAAGAATTTTAGCAGTCTTTAGAATGCTTTTATTATTGTTACTTGGAACTTCTAATGTGTAATTTGTGGTGCTATTATAGTTTCTATAATCTCGCCTCCGTGTTGTCCAAATTATTTCTTTTACCGGTGTGCTAAGATTTAGTTCAATAGTTGATGAACTATCCACCATCTCTGTATTTTTTCGGTAAACATTCTCTATCAAAAATTCGTTATTTCGTTTGTTTAAACTTATCATTGCTCGTTCATCATTATCGAGATAAGCGTATTTACATTCCGCATAAGGTTCGATGCTTATTGTTGTTTCTTTTACAAATGTATGTATTGATATGTTTGTATTATGTCTCTGATTATAATAGGCTGAACTAATATGTTTATCTAATATATTATCATATATCGTATAAAGATTTTCTACATTTTCGGTTTCTATCCTAAGTATTATTTCATTTGTTTGTAATGCACATAATGGTAATGCCAATGATGGATTTTTTGTAAAATAAAAAGGCAAAGGTATGCTTACCCGTCGGGATTCTATAGAAGGTGTAGCTGAATTTAAATCACTTGTTGGATAATAAGTATATAGAACCCTGTTATTTATGTATTGTAACTTTTTCTGTTTCAAGAACGGATTTGTAAGTTCAGGAACATTACCTACAAGATTTGAATGGCTATTTTGTCGTGCTGAGGACATTGTTAATTCATTCCAAATAGTTAGCCACTCTCCATATAACGTATCTATGGCTCTGGCATAACCACCTAAAAACAATTCAGCTTTTTTAATAAACAATACTCCGGCATTTTCTACCCATCTAAATTTAAAATTATTGTCGGAATATACATTGGGAAATTTAAAAACAAGATTCATATCTAACAATAAGTCTCCATGACGAGGAACCTTCAATCGGTACGCATCATTATCACTAGATTTAAATGTTGGTTCAGTACCATCAAATGTTATCTTTAAACTTTCCATAGCAAAACGAGTATGACGTTTGTAAGCATACTTAAAATAACTTATTTGCGGATTTGTACTAAAATAATCATCTATTTGTCCAACAGAAATCAATTGAATTAAAGGGGATGCTGGCATTTATATGTTTTATTTATTGTATATATATTCTTATGTTTGAATTTTAAAAAAATAATTATATAGATTTAATCGTATTCATTGATGGATGCTCAACAACTGCTGATTTTTCAAAATCTGTTGATGATAAATCCATTCTTGTTGGTTTAGTCATACCAACCTTAGTGAAGTCTTCTTTATATAGTGCTGTTATTTCCTCATCCGTAAGAACATAGTTGAAATATGCTAAATCAGCCATCATAAGACCATTTACTTGTTGATCTCCATTTGGATATAAGTAGAGATTTCCCTTATTTTGTCTCATTGCTGTAGTTTTATCTTCTTCAAAAGACCCTGATACGTTTCTTGTCATTGTCAAGTAACCGTTTATGTACATTTTGACTGTCGCTTGATTCCTGAAGACGATATCATTTGATGGATTTGTTTCTTGAATAACTATGGTTATCATCGTCCATTTATCATCATATTTATTATCCATCATTTGAACCCCAAGTAATGGTTGATTTTGATCTAATTGTGTTCCCCCACAATTAGGGTCATAAGAACCTTCTTGGAAACTATCGGGTTCATCTATCCCATTAAATTCAACGACAAGTCCATGGCTTTGACCATCTTGTTTAAAGAGACGAACTAATGGATTTTTCACAATGAACCAACCAGCATCATCGAGAGTTTTACAATTTTTATGAGCAGTATATCGAACTTTCTTATTGCTTCCTCTTAAGAAAAGAACTACGTCATCTTGGTCATTTTCTTGTGATTTATACAACCAAAAATTATAACTATACTCTGCCCCTCCCTTTTGGTTCATGGAGGGCTCAATCGCGCGATAATCACCATATTTGCTATTAGAAGTGTTATACTTAACTTGAGCATCGTATGAAAAAATCCCTTTAAAAATATCTGTTCGTTTCTTAACAACTACTTTTTTAGTAATATCAAAGACCATATCCCTAATCTCAGAATTATATATAGAGTATGCTATGAGTGCTAAAAGAACTATCAATATAATTGCTATGAGTATTTGCAATATATCTCCAATCATATTTATTATTATAATGAGAATTGTTTTTCATCTAAAGTTTATATACTGGGGATCTTACACCATATCCTAAAGCAGCAAGCATATTGTCAATTGGACCTTTTTGATAATCTTTGATGATATCACGTTGATTTAAATCATAGTTATGTAAAGAAACTTTACTTAAAAGACCAGAAAACCCAGCCATATATCCTCCTTGTTTATCACCTCCAACATATAATTTACCACCCATATCAATATTAAGATTGTTAAAATCTTTTTCTACCTCACTTTGTTCACTAACATCTTCTTTATGATTTACACTTTTTGCAAGTTCTCCATCAATGTATGCTGTTATGTTTCCACCTTGATAACTATCATTGAGAACTATCGCAATATGGGACCATCGCTGAAGAGGAATGTAATCTAACGTAATTCCTGTTTTCATTACTCCGTGAATATCATGATTAACTAAATCATCTATTGGCGTATCAGAATTTTTGGAAAAACGCACATGCATTTTATTCGTTGTTTTATCTAAAAACACAGACGGAGAATACTTATTAAGTTTACCATCCGGGGCAGATGAACCTATACTCCAAACATTTTTATACAACCCATTATTAGCATTCATATCATTCAAATATATCCAAAATGTATATGTGCGCCGTTGTCCATTACTACTACTTGGAATATCGTTTAATGAAACAACTGATAACATTTCTCCTTTTAATGGGTATTTAGTCTCTTTCACAGTAACTGATAATTTCTTAAAAACTGAAGTCACCACGAAAGTGTAAATAATTAGCGCACAAACAATTGAAACAACAACTATTGCGACCAATCCCCATATAGCACCCGAATCAGTCGCAAGCTTATTATATGCGTTTTTCATTTCAGATAAACTATTCGCAGCAATACCGGAAACCTTAGATGTGGTTTGTTGAGATAAATCAGCCATCTTACTCATTGCATTTTCTGTTGCTTCAGATATATTATCTACGACTTCTTTATTTTCCATCTTTTATTTTGTAGTAAGAAAATATCTTGTTAAATAGTATCCACTTAATTCGTTAAAAGGATAATAGTCTTGCCTTTTATTTTTATTCTTTTTTTTGTTTTGTGGGATATGTTTTATTTCGATTTCATTTTTTCGAATTCTAAGATATCCAGTGCTCCTTTTATCGTATTTTAACATTTTAACAACATCTAAAAAGTTATTAGCAAGCTCTTTATCATAATTATATAATTTATCGTATTTAATATATGCACGAAGCGTATAAAAATAGTTCAACAATTGTTTTTTAAAACAAGATAAAACATTCTTTCTAAAATATTCAGGCAGTGTTTGAAAATACAATATGTATGGATCTATATATTTTACCAATTCAATATTATCTATGTACTCCGTTTTTACTTTTTTTGATAGTTCGATAAACGTATTGCTAATGTGAAATTCTTTATGTAATGTGATTATTCCGATTATAGGTGCATTATGAGATATATTACTTTCTAATAGTTTATGTAATATTCCAAATACTGTATTATCGAGACTACTTATAACATCTAGGTTATCTATCAATATGACTTTCTTTTTTACATTAAATGTTATGTCTTCTAATAATTTGGTTTTGAGTGTTTTAATGATATTTTCACGCATTTCACGCGCAGTATAGCAATCTTTTAATTCTTTCACATCGTAGTCTTTTATTAACTCTCTCACAAAAGTTGTTTTACCTGTAAATGTATTACCTACTAACAAAAAACAGGAATTATAACTTAATACAGCGTCATAATTGAAATCTTCAAGAAATTTCGTAAGTGTATCTTTAAATTGCATCAAATGATAATATAATAATATAATTTACGATTGATATTAATGGTATTATTACATATAAACTTAATATGCTTTTTCCATCTTCAGAAAACCCAAATTCTTTTATTTTGCCATCCATATCGAATAGAAATGATGGTTTTGACATAAAAAGTATCATTATGATAACAACATTGATAATAATAGCATATTGATACCTCCTAAGCATTTGTTTATTTTGTAAGATAGAAATAAAAATAATGTGTTATAAAGTTTTAATATTCATAATAGTATGCTTTTTGGTTATTTGCATTATAGACCAATATTTAAAATCATCCGAAAACTTTACGATTGATGATAATTATTTCTTTCATATATCAAGAAAACCATTAATTTCATGCTCTTATGATTTAGAAAATAAAACAATTGGATGGATTAATGATGTTGATTTATCATTCATTAATGCTATCATACGTGGTCATCGAATGAACCCCGAGAATATTACATTACTTAAAATCAAAACTGATGAAATGAACAATGTTGATTGTGTTATCACTCTTGTAAAGTTAAATAGTAATTTTCATAAAGAAGTTCTTTGGAATTCTTCTTTATATGTTGATGGTTTTGAGTTTATGGACATAAATAGAGTTAGAGTATTTTTTCCAGACGTTGAAGAATTTTATGGACAAGTTATGGATTTCTTTCCTGGAAATGAAACATTAAAAATTGTTTCAAACAGTAAAAAGATATTGATCCCAAGAATTAGAAATAATATAGAACAATTTATTGACTATAATATTAAAATACATCCTGATTTAATTAATCCGGATTATGCTTGCTTTAATGAACCTTTAAACGAAAATAGAGCTTCTTGTAATTCCCCATATGATGCTTTCGGAAAACCTAAAAAGCAATTCACAGTATGGGATAAACAATGCCAATTAGACACAGATTGCCCATATTTTAAAGCAAATCAATTATATGACAATTCAAGAGGAGGATGTATTAAACCAAATAAAGAAGATAAATATGGGAAGTGCGAAGTACCGGTTGGAGTAAAATTAGTTGGATTTTCAAAGGTAAATGATAAAGATAAATACAGACCCTTTTGTTATAATTGTGATTTAGATGAATATGGTGATTGTTGCCATAAAAAAACTTTTCCAGATTATGCGTTCCCTAATGATTATGATGAAAGAATATCTAATGGCATGAATACTTATATTCAAACATAATTTATTTATGTTTAATTGATAAAGAAATGCTTAAAAAAATTGTTATTATTGTTGTCATATGTATTATCTTTTACTTAGTTTCAACAACTTTTGTCAAACATATTGAAAATTTTGATGATTTTGAAGATAGTGTCCCTGTTGATCTTGAAATGAATAAGAAATATTCAAAAGCATTTTATTATGAACTTGACAATACAGCATATACAGCAATGTTAAAAAAAATGTTTAACGTTAAATCACATTTACTAATGCTATCTTGGAAGAATGTTGAAGATAGTGATATTATCGCAAGATTGAATGCTTCATATCAGCTGGCATACTCATACATTCTTGAAAATGTTAAAACTATGAATATTCAAATTATTCTTGATGAAATGTCCAAGTATGCTACACTTGATGGCGATTTATATATTATGTCCCAAATGATATTATATAGAGAAGCCAAAACTCACGGAAAACATGTTAAATTCGTTACAAAAATAAATGATACTATTCAAGTTATATATGTTGAAGTAATGGGAATAGTATCAGAAGATAAATTCTATTTATCACCTGTTCAAGCAAATGATGAGAATAACCTTTTACATACTGAAGTTCATACTTGATTATCAATCATTCCTTCATCATCACCACCCCATACATAATCATTCTCAGCATTATCAACGTCCGAACCTATGTAATTAAAATCTTTGAACATTTTTTTATTATCTTTCGCAATTTGTCTCTCTTCCTGTGTCATCATATCAAGTGCTGCCAATGTTCGCAATTTTCTCTCTTCTCGTAAAGAGCTTATCGTATTATTATATTCTTTCGTTGTAGGCAATATATGTAAACGACTTTCCATTATTATATTTTCATAGATTTCCGCAAATATTAAATGTTTGTTTTCAGATTCAATATTTGATACTATTTTAAGTATTTGGCCACATATATATTTATTAATATATGATAGATACAAGGATGCTCTTAAATTTGTTATACTTTTTGTAATATTATTAATCAATATTCTAAATTTATCAAAAATTTCTAAGTCGATTGAATATTTATGTAAAATAGTTTCCACGATATTTATATATCTGTATGGAATGTTGAAATCAAGTAGTGATATAAAGTCTTTTTTATTTATTTTTCTTATGAATTCAGTAAAATTTTGAGTTGCTTCTTTTTCACACTTTTCTTGAACATTCGCTCCAGTTAAAGATTTTACAAATTCTACTGTAAAATATGGATTGAAATTGCGTTTTTCATCAAGAATATGTTTAAAGATTTCACTATCTTGTATTTCTACTAAAGAATTATTAATAATTATTTTTGAAGTATTATTAAATATTATATCCTTATCTTTATCAGGGTTTAAAGGTACTGAATATATTATACCAGTATGCACTTCTTCTATATTTTTTGACTTTTCTTTTGTTAAATTTTCATCTTGTGTTTGTTTAATTATACTTAATTCATCTATATTTTCGATATCAATAAATGCTCTAAATTTATTTGTTATTTGTTGCTTACAACAACCTAAGACATATTTATGTATTTGTTTTTGATTCTTATCATTTGGCATATATAGTAATGCATTTACGTAATTATCAGTATTTGATTTATTCTTCAATTTATCTAATCGTTCAGAATACATTGTATCATCTAATTTTGATTTTTCTTTTGTATCACGCAATTTTTCTAATTCAGATTGAAGATTAGCAAGTTGCTGATTTTTCTTAACATGTTTAAGAATTGCCGATGGTGTAATAGTATTCTTTGAGTAGATATTATCTTCCTCTAAGATTTTCTCCATCTCACATAATATATATGTTAATGGTCCTGATGTTGAATATTTATCCTTCGATTTTATTCTTAATGGGGTCCCATCAGTATTCCAATATTTGTAGCAACTCGTAACACAATTATATGTTTCATCGTCATTTAGGTTCCTTTCTATAATCTGAAAAGACCAATATAACACCATGTGTTCAAACATTACTTTACAATTATTTTCAAATTCATCAAATGCATCTATTATCTTTTTAAGAAAACTTTTGTTATTTTCCAAATATTCGATACGTATTTCCGAAAGTCTAAGTTGGGTATAGTAAATACGCGTTGCTTCATCCTCATTCGCTAATATATTCTCAATTTTTGAATGTATAGTTGGTTCTCCACTAAAAATTATGTCTAAGTAAAGATTGTTAACAAGTTGTTTGATATCTACATACAGTACTATTTCTTTTGATACTTGAAGTATTTTAATTATTGTTTGTTCTACCATTTGTTGAAAATTAATATCATGATTATAACTCATCAAAACAGATTTTACTTCACTGTTGTTAATAATATCATCTCCACCTTTTGACATTATGAGATTGGTTTTAATATCTTGTTCATCAAACACCAACCCATTCATAGTGGTTTCATAGGCAAGCGTTTCTTTGATTTCATTAATATCAGCTTTATACTGTTGTGATTGATATGTCGCTAATTTAATTCCCCATTTACCTTCATTATGTTTAATTATTTCTTTTGTTTTTAATATATTTTTTGATATCTCATCGTAAGTATGCTCAAATACTTTTCTATTTGATATAACATTGATCGCATGTTTGACATTAGTATGAGTTATAGTTTCCTTAGTATTAACAAGGTCTTTATTAATATCTTCGGAGTTAATAAATTCTTTCAAACTTGTTAAACATTTCTGATTTTTATTATCATTTAATTTAGTATTTAAATCTTGCAATAATAAATTTTCATCATATTTGATGGTATATATCTCTAATGATTCATACAAAGCGTCATATTCATTGTATTTTTCATTTTTCGTTGATGATGATATATTAAGGTAATTCATTTGTGTTTTATGTTCTTTTTCCGGTTTAACACGTTTCTGGATTTTTTTGATATATTCATGATCTTCGACGTTTAAAGAATAAAAAGACTTATTATATCTTCGCATCAAATTATCAATTAAAGTAAATTCTTCAAGACAATCTTTAACATCCTGTTCATTTATGGATGTAATTGGCATTATATAATCTTTTAAATTTATTTCAGCATTGTCATCTATAGAATACTCTTTCTCTACTTTAAAAAATGCGGAGCCCAATACTCTACTCATCAATGTTTCATAATCATTTACATATGTTACATATTGCAATTTGTAACTATATGTTGATAAATGTGAAAATTCATTTGTTAGAAATCTGGTAGGATATATATATTTATCATGAATAATTTTATATAGTTTATCCATTTTTAAATTTGTATTCCTTTCTGTATGTTGTTCGATGGAATTTAATAGTAACCATTTTTGCTTTTGCGATGCTTTGTAATTATTTGATATTGTTTGATTTATAATATCAGATGGTGCTAATGCTTTGTGAATATCTTTAGTATATATATATATGTTGTCAGTATTAAGTTTTGTATTCATAACTTCGGTATGAAGCTTAGTTGCTCCTTGTGCGAGAATTCCATCATCTAATAATGTATTAAAACCATCAAAAATTTGTTCATTTGTATGAGTTATAAACAACTCATTATTATTTATAATATCTTTGATGTTTCTAATGTATAAAACATATATATTTTCCACAATTTCATCTGTTAATTCATACTTGTCTGGAGTTACTAGATCATCGTCTTCATCAATATCAGCATCGTCTTCATCAACATCGTCTTCATCAACATCAACATCGTCTTCATCAACATCATCTAGGTCTTCATCAACATCATCTAGGTCTTCATCAACATCATCTAGGTCTTCATCAACATCAACATCATCTAGGTCTTTATCAACATCATCTTCATCAATATCAACATCATCTAGGTCTTTATCAACATCATCTAGGTCTTTATCAACATCATCTAGGTCTTTATCAACATCTAATTCTATTTGTTCGTCACTGATATCTTCATCTGTTTTATATGATGAA